AGCTCACAGGCCGTAAGGAAGGCGACGGCGTCAAAGCCAAGTACTTTATCCGCCACTCCAGCGCCAGGGCATACCGTGATGGCGACGACGATTGAGCGTTTAGTCGCACCGCTGCGGACTGCGATCGACACACTGCAGCAGCGCGCACGGACGCACGGCGACCACGTGGAGGTGCATGTCCGCACAGCTCAGCTGTGGTCTGCGTACCTGCAGGTCAGGATCACGCCTCGGCAAGTCGCAATATGCATGGCGCTGCTAAAGCTGGCGCGTGATGAGGTGGCGCCGCGTGCTAACCCCGACAACCCGATCGATCATGCGGGGTACGTCGCCATAGCAGCTGACCTGCGCGATGTATCCTGACGAGACCCTCGTCGAAGTCTTCGCGTTCACCAGGCGACTGGCAAAGCAGCGCGCTGACAAGATCCGCGATCACATCCACGCGCTCCAATGCAGTGACGACTCGCTTTATCTGAACAACACCAAGGTTGCTGAGATTGACGCGCTCTATGCAGAGGTCAAACGGCTGAACCTTCTGCAGACGATGATCGGCAAGTGGTTCACATAATTCCATGGCAAAAATAAAAGCAATCCCCACCAGGTTTCATGGATACAGCTTTCGGTCTCGGCTTGAGGCGCGGTGGGCTGTCGTCTTTGAAACGCTCAACATAAATTGGCAGTACGAACCCGAGGGGCTTCAGTCGCCATGCGGTGATAAGTGGCTCCCCGATTTTCTACTTCAGAGTCAAAAAAAGAAAGTATGGGTGGAGATCAAGCCGCCGGGACAGGATGCTGATGAACGGCTACACCGCATGGCCAAGGGAATGTCACACGGCGAATATATATGGTTCATCTCGGCAGACATACCTGACCCGTTGCGGTTGCGCATCTTGAACTTCCAAAACGGCGGCCCCGAAAATTACGCAAGTAATCTAGAAGGAACTTTCGACATGCACTTCGGCCAAGGTGATGATGACTGTCCCGGTTGGGATTGCGACCATTGGCTGTGCATCTGCGTTGGTTGTGGAACTATCGACATACAATTTAATGGACGTTCTGCTCGGATAGATTGCGACTGCGCGAAAACCAACAGCGATAAAGATTATACCTCGTCGCATCCGACCCTACTCAAAGCCTACGCGGCTGCTAGAGGGAAACGGTTCGAGCATGAGGACCGAGAAATATGGTGACTGAATTGCGCGGCGTGGCTAAATCAGCGCCTTCAAAATTTCGACCAGGAACTGGAAGATCATGCTGCCTCCACCGCATTGCTGATCAGATCAATGTCGGCCAGATCGCGGTCCTCATCGATGAGGTAATGCTCATAGGTCGACCGGATGGTGCGCTCGTCAGCATGACGCATCAGTGAAACAACCTTGTTCACGTCGACATTGTTCGAGAGCAGGCTCGACGCGAACAGGTGGCGGAAGGCGTGGGTGCCCAGCGGTGGCACGCCGCAATGCTTCCACATTGCCGCCTTGCTCTCCACCACGACACCATCGGTTCGACGCCTGCCCTTGGTCGCTGCCGGATACCGCAGCTCCTCAATCTCCTCGTCGCTGTGTTCAAGAATATCCTTGGTCAACGTCAGAATGCGGTAGTTGGGCGACAGCTTCAAAATGAAGAAGCCTCGCTCTGCCATGTAACAGTTCTGCAGTGCGCGCAGCATGTGCTGATACGACGCAGGGAACAGGAACCCGTCGCGCTCCAGCCCCTGATCATGGGCGTGCTTCTCCAGCTCGTTCAGGAGCGCAACGTCGACTGGAATTCGGGCATCCTTCTTTGCCTTGGTCCCGCCGATCCTGCCGTCCTTCTTCTTTGCCTTGTCGACCATCAAAGACGCGGAGCGATTGCCCTTCTTGAACGACGCAAGGTTCAAGGCCCTCAGCTCGTTAATTCTCAGTCCAGTGAACTGCATGACCTTGAACGCCAGCACGAACTCGGGGTGCAGCCGCGCCATGATCTTGAAGATGCGCGGCAACCTGCCACGCAGGTCTTCAATCGCCTCGTGGTTGACCGTCTCTTCGTTGTGGTCTTCCGGCTTGATCCACTTGAGGCTTGCAATTGGATTGGTCTGCATCCAACCCTCGCGAAGTGCAAAGTCAAAGATCTCGGTGAAAACTGCGAGCAGATGCTGCTTGGTGTTTGGCGCCAGCTGAAGACCATCGATCTGACCACCGACAATCAACTCCTGATGCATCAGCTTGGTCGTGATGCTGCTGACGCGAACATCGAACATCCTGACGCCACGCAGCGTGAGGCCGTGGCCGGTCAGGTAAATCCTCTCATCGGTTTTCTTCTCGACACGAAACCCACCGACGTGACGATTGATGAAACTGATGTCATTGTCGAAATGCTCGCGGCCAATCTTCTGCTTGTCGAGTTTGTCGGCCAACCAGGTTTGCCACAGAGCAACACAATCTCCGATCGTTGATTCAGAGCTGTCGACACCACCAGCGTTAATCTGCGGTGTCAGAACCTTGTCCCAATGTTCCTTGGCTGCGGTCTTCGTAGTGAACGGTTTGCCGGTTGCGTCTTTCCTCACGTACCGCTGCGGCACCAGGCCGCGCTTATGCTCGGCGGATAGATCTAGATCAAACCGATCGAGGCCACGCTTCTGAGCTTGCGCATTACGTTTAATTTTCATTGGTCTGACTCCCCATATATTCGATGACCATCAGTCATAAATATAGGGGTTATGGCAGTGTTATTCAAACCAAAATGCACACAAGATGCACACAAGCACAAAAAAGAGCCACCCGGAGGTGGCTCGTAATCACTAATATTTGTTGTATTTCAAAGGTTTAAAGTGGGGCGAGTGACCGGAATTGAACCGGCGACCCCCAGATCCACAATTAACATATTGGCAATTCACCAGCTTCGTAAATCAATAAAATCTGCAGTTTTCAGCCATCTTCGCATTAAGACCATTTGGTTAGAAAGCTGGTACGCCGAAACAAAATGCACACAAGATGCACACAAGATTACCTCTGACTACTTTACTGCTTCCGCGGTCCCTTCTATCAACAATGGATCCTCAGTTGCCACCGTTTCATCCTTGCCCGTGCTCATCCACGTCAGCGTGATCGGTCCACCCCCCTGCCCGTTCACGACGGCGTGCCCCTTCTCGCCATACATCTTCGGGAACAGCCGCGACGACAGCCAGCGGATGTGCTGCGAGTAATCCCGCATCGCCGCGACCTGCTCCTTGTTCCACTCGTTCCTGCCATCAATCACAGCTTGGTATCTGTGCAGCACGTCGTCGTTCAGGATCGTGACTCCCGTGCAGTTCGCGTTGCGCAGCTTCTCATCGAGCGCCGGGTCATCCGATCGCCACTGGTTCACAGTCCGGCGACTGATGTTTACAGCCGCACATGCTTGAGTGTAGCTGAGACCATCATGCAGTAGGTTCACCAGAGAATCGATCAGCTCTGGCGTCTTCTTGCTCACGCTCATGTGACGTCTTCTCCTGTTGCCATCATCTGCGCCAGACGAGTGGCGCGTCCGCCCACTTGATCCGCCCATCGGCTGTCCAGCATCTCAACCGACGCCTGGTCGAAACGTCGCGCCTCGACGTGTCCTAATGTCTCAGTAAATTTACACAAGCCGGCAACACCCAGATTAAACGCCATGTCGATCAGAACGCGCTGGCGTATCTCATCCAGCTCTGACATCCACGGCAGGCGCTTCTCAAGCTCTGCGCATATCGCCAGGATGTCCGACCGCAGCAGGAACCTAGCCTCGGCCTCGTTGCGCAGCCCGACATGCTCGAGGTTGCGACCGACCCCGATCGTCTTAATCCCAACCGTGTCGGTATACATCTCAAGCTCCAAACCCTCGTGACCGATGAGCTGCTGCTCCAATGCGTCGAGGTTCATTTCGTATGCCTCATGTTCTCACGCGACACGCCGCGCCACTTCTCTGCTGAGCGCATGCCGCCCAGCCCCAGCAATGACATCGTTAATGGAAACAAACCTTCAGCCGGTATTGATGGAATCGGTGTGCCAGGTGCCCAGAGCGTGACTCCCCAGATCACGATCGGCTGCAGTAGGAATTGCCAGCCTAGTGCGATCGCGCATATCCACATAATTGCTGGACGTGCGCCTGCCACGAATATGGACGGGTGCTTAGCTTGCTCGATGTTGGCCTGTGACTGCGCCAACATGCCAGCAGCTTCTGCCTGCACCAGCGCCTTCTCCATTTCGACTTTTGCCTTAGCTTGCAAATTCTTATCTGGCACAAGCCTATCAATGACAGTGGTAGCCACCGGCAAAATTGAACTAACCAATGCGCTAATCATCTCAGTCTCCGTTTCTTCCGATCTCTCGCAATTGTTCTTCCAGCTCGTCGCGACGTTCCGCACGTGTGCGTGGGCGTTCCTTCTTGGGATCGATGCCCCAGATTGTGCGAGCGACTTGGTCGTGCGCGTTGAGTTCTTCGCCCAGTAGACGGGTGCGGTCTACCAGGCGGATCAGTATGGTCTTTACTTCGGTGATCTGCTGTCGAATATCCCGCTGCTCTTCATCGATTTCAGTAGCGATCTCGGTGAGCTGGCGGGTGAGGTCAGTGGAAAATTTAGTGAGCAACCACCTGATGATGTACCAGAGCGCGTATGCCGCGACGGCAGCAGTCAGCAGTGGTATGCCAACCTGCTCGACAAGTTTGACGAAAACGGCAATCGACACGGGTCATCTCAGCACAAGCGAAATCAGGAGAAGCAGGATCGCTCCCGTCGATGTCAGCAGGATGCGTTCGACACGGCGCAGACGTGCGTTCTGCTGCTTGGTTTCGGAGCTGCAGGAGACCACATGCTCGCGCACTTGCAGCAGCAATTCGTCAATGCGCTGGTGCGCCGACGCGACTGTGCGGCGGTCAGGCGTCGTCATTCGTTTGCAGCGTCCCTGGCCGCGCGATTCTGATAATCGTCCCTCGCGAGGAGAGCCTCCTGCAACCCCTGATCGGTCGCAGGCATGGTCTCGACAGATTCGTCAGCCATCAGTACCTGTCTGGCCTGATCTGACATTCGTTCGCTACACTTATTAAGTTTTCCAGCAACTGCTTTCTGAACCCAATCATCAATGTCGAGTAGATCATTGAGTAAAACTTTCTCCTGATGATCCGAAATATTTACTGTGATCGTGAGCGCCATTGTTCGTTCCTTTCCTTATGCAAGCAGACAGCCAGAGAAATATGTGTACGCCGCAGTCCCATCGACACCAAAATCCACTACCTTTGAACCGCCGCCGATGATGAGGGTCACATAGGCAGTATCGCTGGCATCCATGTCTGCTATGACTGAACCTTGCAGGCACCAATTGTCGGACGTAGCAACAGACCACGGGTCAACCCGATTCTGTCTATAGTCGCGATTTGACGTTTTAAGCTCTACCCGACCGTTTGTATGAGACGATGTGATGCCGCTGAGCTGCATAGAATAACAAAGTAGGTATATGCCAGAGACGGGCGCCGTAAACGTCGTTCCATCGAAGTCGGCCCCGCGATCAAACGTCTCGGCCCCGTCGAACGGAATCGTGTACTGCGTCCCATCGCCAGTTTGATTATTATTCGCTGATGTGCGCCGCCCATGAAATGCGGGCTGCAACGGCTTTGTCACCGCGCCGGTCGCATCACTGACAATATGAGCGGTGGTGCCCAGAGCGCTCCCCAGCCCGATTGTCAGACTGTCCGCGCTGTCATCGAGGCCAATGTGAAAGTCCTGCGCGTTGCCGTCGAAAACGATTTTGGTGTCTTCAGCCGTTGCGTTGCCGATAGTCAGCGTCGGTGGATCGAAGAGCAACTTCGCCTCGCCGTTGATGCCGCCGGACCCATCAGCTGTTGTCACGCGGTTGTTCGCGTCGTTGGATAAAGCTGCGCCGCCACCCGCATACGTTTTAATCCGCGACGCCAGAACTTTGCGGTTAGTGCCACCGGCGCCGTTGTCAATTATGAATAAATCCGCATCGACGATCGCTTCGCCAAGCTCCGTGCCGCCGTCGATATCCAGAGCTGCCAGGCCCACCTTATTTGCGGTGCTGATTGTGTCCAGCTTGGAATCTGCAATCGCCGCTGAACCGTTGATGTCGGCGTTCACGATCACTCCCGAACCGATCGCAGCGGTCCCGTCTGTGCCAATGGCGATGTCACCGCTGATCACCACGGGATTGTAGTTCGTGCCGTCGCCAATGAGAGCTGCGCCACTGGTATTCGTCGCCATGAACAGGTCGTCGCCGGTTATCGTGAGATCGCCTGTCACCGTGACGTTGCCTGCAAACGTGGCCTTGCCACCGTCACTCATGTCCAAACTAAGCGCTGTGACGGCTGAGCTATCATCGGTGCCTTTGAACAGGATGTCCTTGTCAGCAACCTTGGACTCGATCACCAGGTCGGAGCTGGAGTTGGTGAGCGCGCCGAACGTCGTGCCGGCGGCCTTTAGAGTTATGTCATTACCAGCCGCATCGAGAACTACGTCAGCAGCGCTGTCGAGCAGGATGTCGCCAGAGTTCGATGACTGCACCGTGACGCCCGTATGACCATCAATAGTGGTCGTGCTGGCTTGTGAGTCCACGACCACAGCCCCAGAGCTTGTCTGGAAGCTGGCCGCTGCATCGCCAGTTCCAACGTCATCAGCGGCGACAGCGGCAGAGATGTAGCTGTTGAGCTGGCTGGCGTTTACATATTTCGTCGTGCCGCCGTCATCGACTAGTAGCTTGTCTGCATCAACAATCGTGATGCTTGTTCCATCGGTTGCGCCGTCCACCTGGATGGCCGCGCCCGACACCTTGTCTGCGGTGCTGATCGTCGCGAGCTTTGAATCTGCAATTGCAGCGCTCGCATTTACATCAGCATTGACGATGACGCCTGATGCGATCGAGGTCACACCAGCACTGGTGATTGCGATGTCGCCGGAGACCGCCTTGTTCTCCCATCGCGTGTCAGTCCCGTCGTAAAGCAGGACGTGCGCATCGGCAGGGCTGCTTACGACTGCGTCAGCCAGAGGACCATCGGTGACCGTCAGCTCGTCGCCATCGCCGTCGAACGCCAGAAACTTGCCAGCGCGCGTTGCTGCCGGATCTTTAAACTCCGGCGTGGTCAAATCGGTGACGGTCTTCGATGCCTTGAGCGATCGGTCGACTTCCTCCTGCAGCTCCTGCACCTGGTGCGTGAGCTTATCGAGTGCATCCTCGTGCGCAGCAGCCGGGAATGGATCGTTTTCGACATAATCGGTCGCCTGCGTGAGGGGCGTGTCGCGCAGCAGCACGACCGTCTCTCCACTTGCAGGGATGTTGCCCGATGTGAACGTCACAGTGCCACCAGACGCGGCTCCCACGCCTGCGACATTGTAATGGGTTCCATCAGTCTTCAGCGCCTCTGCACCTGAACTGTCGGTCCTGATGTAGACCTTCAACTCACTGGCAGCTGTAATGACGAACGTATACGTGAACGCGGTGGTCGAGCCATTGCCTGCGGCGGAGTTCTTGGTGGTGGTCGTGCTGACGGTCATTGCAATAATCTCCTAGACGGCGCTTGTTCTCTGGTTGTTTCCTCAAAGGTTTTGAGTCCCTCTCGTTCTCCGATGGCCCGGCGAAGTTCAGGATCTTCCGCGATTGGTCTGCCTTCGATGTCTGTTGCACTCATCCCTGGTCCGATGGACATGAGCACCTTCATCGCCGCCTCAAAGTACCGAGTCTCCAGACGCTTCAGAGCTGACTGCTTGTCCTTTAAAAGCGGATATTCTTCATGGAACTGTGCTGTGGCAGGACCGGCCAAAACCCACTCGAGGGCTTGTCGAAACGTGAACGAACCTCCCCCCCCTTCCTTGAGCGGCAATGGAACTTCGTTCTTCGCCAGATAAATCAGGTTCGATCGAAGCTCATTGTTAAGTGCCATCCCCTGGAATGTGCGGTGCGGATTCCCGATTGGCATGTCCAGCGCAATTAGCTCACGCACGTACTCAGGAACAGTTTCCGATGTCGTGTAGCGGATCGGCGAGATGCTGTTCCATGTCGCCTGCACAGGATTAACGTCGAAGCGCACACGCTCGATTGGCTGCCCCAGCACATCAAAGCGTACGACTGCCTCGTCATCTCCACGCATGAAGGGCAGACCCAGAACCTGCTGCTGCCATATGTCGACAACCAATTCCTTGGTGCCGGTATGCAGCCCACCCTTTGCCAATCCGATCAGATTGTATTGCGGCTGACCATCGGGACCGGGCTTCATCTTCCGCACGTCTTCAATCGTGTAGCGGGACAACTCAGCCTGTGCGATCTGGCGCTTGCGTCCGTCCCCTGTAAGGCCAGCAATATTCTTAGTGAACACGCTGTATGGCAGTGGCGCTACAAATAGCATGGCACCTGTCGTCGCATCGGTCAGGGGTTTGGGATTCTGATATTTGATGGACTCTATGATGGCGCCCATCCCCTGCAGGAACGGCATGCCTTGTTCAACGTATTCCGTTGTCGACAGTAGCAACGCTGACCAGATGTTCTCACGGACTTCAGGATCCCGTGTGCGCTCCATGCGCTCCACTGCTCCAACCGTCATCGCTACGAACGCGCCGATCGGCTCAATGCCAGCATAGTTCCAGTACTTCAGCGGCCCGTTGGGTACGCCGTTCGTATCAAACAACGGCAGCTCATCGCCGTCTTCATCTACAGGAAAGTCATCGCCTCTCAGAACATAGGAATATGGCTGCCAGCCTGGGATCACTGCTAACTTGTCGCGTTCCTTTTGAGACATAGGCGTGCCGCCCGTTAGGCGACCCTGCAGCGCCAAGTCGTAAATCGCATAGCTAGCAGCAGCGCCCATGGTAAGGCGCGCCATTGTTTTCTGCCTGGCACGCGGTCCGTTCTTGCCAGTTAAATTCTTATACGTAGTTGGATTTGCTGCAGCCAAAACTGGATGCCGCTCAGCAGCTCGCACCAGGGTGTTGGTTGGTGCCGTTACAAACGGGAACACCATACGCCCGATCAAAGATTGCTGCAGCCAGCGGGTCACCTTCCCAAATCCGCCGAGATCAGTCGTCATCGTGTTGTGTCGCGCTTCTAAGTCTAACTCCTTACCAACCACGCGGGGATCAACCATCACTTCCAAACCACGATCGATGGCTTCTTCGTGGGACTCGCCGTTCCACCAGGCGTTGCGGCTTTTCTGGTACGCCTGAGCGTACAATTCGCCGCGCTGCGAGATGGCTTTGAAGAACATGTCCTCGGAAGACAGCATCGTTGTCGGCAGGCGGATGACACGACCTAGCATATCGACGGCACGCGCCAGCGGCGTGTTCGTTATCCCAAGGCGTTCAGCGTCTATCGCCTTGAACTGCGACATCTCCACCTTGCTGGCAATATCAGGCACCGCGTCAGACTTGAATGCCCGACCTGCAAGAATGAATGCTTCCTGAGTACCCTGCAGGTAGCCCCAGGCACGGGCGACTGTCTCGCCCATGTAGACGCTTTCCTCCAGACGTATATCCTCCCCCAACGCCCGGCGACCCTTCAGAATGCCTCGCTCAGCAGCACCAAACACACCAGCAAGCAAATCCTCTGGTAACCGCCACGTCATAAACGCTGCGTTGCCCAGGATGTTCTTCATGTCTGACTTGAACCAGCTCAGCAGGCCGTTGATGTGGACTTCAAGGAACACGTCCTTGGCCTTCGATGACCAGCCGCGGTTGGCGTATTCAAGACCTTTGGCGGACCCGCCCTTCTCCACTGCCTTCTGATAACCCTTGGCTAGTTTAATGGCATGACCCGCACCACCTGACTGGTTCAGCATGTCCATGATCAACTCGCCGCGTAGATCACCAGGATCCATGCCCACCGGGATCTTGAACGCATTCATGGCGCGCGCGATCTCGGTCTGTGCGCCTTTGGCTGATTGATACAGACCAGCCGTAATAGCCATCTTGCGGCGGAACCGGATCATGTCTTCCGGCGAACCCTGGCCGGCGGCGATCTTGGCTGCCAGCTCGTCCAGCTCACTCGATGACTTCTGCAGCAGCACACGAAGCGCCGTCATCTCTTCTGCGTTGAGCGTTTCGCCCATGCGCCGCTTGAGCATCCGCTTGGTGAACCCTGCCGTGTCGGTGAGCAGATCGGCAGCGAGACCTTCCGTCACTTCATGCTCTTGGACGCCACGTTTGGCTTGCTCGACTGGATCTTTAAGACGCTCACCCAGGACAGCGATGACTTCCTGAACTTCTTCAGGCGATGTCATCTGGTCGAGGTTGAAGTCGTCTTGTTCCAGCAGGTGCACCGCACGCTCACGCGGTGATGCAAGCTGCTCGGCAAGCTCTTCAGCCATCTCCTCATCCACCGCCCGTGGCGCCACGCGGCCACCCAATGCGCCCTGCTCATAACTATGGGCCTGCTGCGCGGTATCCATGAGACCGTCCGGGTCCATGATCTTCTGCTCAGCTTCCTGGCGCTTCGCCTCGCGCTCGCCCTTCCAGCGCGCATGCCCCTCAGTGCTGAACAATGCCTCGGCGGCGGCATCACGCTCCTGCCGATATGTGAGCGGCTTGCCCTCTGCAGTTGTTCGCGCTGGTAGGTTCTCCTCCATAAGCGTTCGCGGCAGATCGACACCACCGCGGCGCGTCACGCCTACGGCCTTGAGCAGATCGACAAGAAAACTGCCCTTACCTGCTACCTGGAACTCGCCTGTCTCCGGCTGCCCACCAACACCCACGCGCAACGGCTCCGTGGGCACAGCTCCCCTGCCAGGGACCAGCTCTTCTGGTGCGACGATGTCGTCAGGGCCAAGCAGGTTCAGCTGCTGCTCTGGCTGGTAGGTTTGCGGATCAACTGCCATAGATTTTGCTCATTAAAAAACCCCGCTCGGTGGCGGGGTTGTTTCTGAAACGACGGTAGGTGCGTCTATGTCGGGCGGTCGGCCTTCTGCTGTGGGCGCGGCTAAATGATCCTCAGCCGTAGATACCCAATCCTTGAGCTTCTTATCTACGCCTTCGCTTGCTTGCCTTGCCGCGGCGATGGACGCATCGAGATCACTAAGTCGTCCCGTGAGAGCAGTCCTAATTCTTCCAGCTCTTTGTTGCTTAGCCTTAGTTCCTGGGCCAGAGACCTTTCCTGCGAGGAATCCTCTGGCTTCGCGTCTTGTGAGTCCGACCCGTTCGACGAGTTCGTTGACGGCGCCATCTCTCAGCTCCTTCTTCTGTGCAGCAATTCGGCCTGTATATTCTGAAGCCTCATTATACACAGATGAATGCTGGTGGTACATGGTGCCGACTTCAAGGTTACGGTCCTTTAGCAATCGAAGTGCTGGATTGATTTCTGCATCCGCAATTCCGACTGGTCCCTCGTCGCCAAACCTCGGGTTAATGTCAATGATATACCCGTTTGGCACACGCTCGGTGCTGACATCGAACCCCTCTGGCAAGGCACGGGAGAACGCCTCGATCTCGTCACCGTCAAGGTCATCGGCGGTTTTAATAAATACTGTCTGCCCACGCACCGTTCCAGCATCGGGTTCCGCATCAGCCGCTATAATTCTGATGCGGCTTGAAGCCATCGCATCCTGCCGTAACCCCTTGCCAACGATCGCGTGAAACAATGCAACCTGATCGTCGTTCATGCCTCGCAGAGGGACGCGGATGTTTGGCGAGAACACGCCCTCAAAACTTCCTGCAACATCGAATGGTCGTGCCTGCGTTCCCATCCTGATGCGGCTAACGTCTGTACCGGCAGGCAAATTCATTACGGCAGCATAAGTTTGATCCCACATATTCCGCGCGCCACGCGCGCTTTTATACATTTCGGAGGTCAGTATCTTGTTCATATCCTGGTAAAGGCGTTGCGCCTTGGGATCATCAGGAAGTTCCCGCAGTTTTGCAGACAGTACCGCCGCACGTGCGCCTGTCTGCGTTTGCGTCGTTCCAAACTCAATCGTTGCTTTTGGAGCATCGCGATACGGCTGCACAGTTGGGCGCAAAGTTGTAACAAAATCAGGATGGCGCAGCGCCTGTTCAGTAATCACACCCTCTGGCGTAACACCGGGCACACCGGCAGCCCTCAATTGATTGGCTATAATGTCCATTGCCTGGGCATAGTCGCTTTGTGCGCCACGTGTCGAAACCCATCCTCTGGCCTGCAATTGCCAGCTTTCGTGGGGGAACTGACCCGGCGCCGTGTCATTTACAAAATCACGCAGCTTGTTCCAGAAGATCGCCATCGGTTCATGCAAGCTCTGGTACTTCATTAATTGATCTTCCGTCACACCGAATATGCGCCCAACCCATACGTCGTTTACAGGAATTGGTGCCGCAACGTCAGCACCGCCTACCATGGAAAGTGTGTCGCTGAAGTTCCCGGTTTTGTTTCCAGAAGCCAACGCGGTTCCGCTACCCTGTCGCGCCAGTGCCTCCTGCACGCCCGTGGGATTGGTGAGATCTATATCAATGGGAACGCCGCGCACCTTCTGAGACAAGAGTGCCAAAGCGCGCTGTAGATTGCCCAAAGGTTTCTCGCGTGGTGAGGTTACACCGACCAAATCAGTAAATGTAATAAACTCGTCCGAGTTCTTCTGCAGATACGGAATTCGCTGAGCGAATGCCTCACCGCTAAGCTCGTACCAAAGCTGTGAACGCAGGGGCAATTCAAGGGCGGCATTCCAATCCTGTGCAGTCAGCGTGACGTTCATGCCAGTGTCGGATGCTGCCTCTTTGGCTGCTACAGAACTCTCTTCGATCGCCTCCTGAAGCATACGCTCGATGTCTGCCTCGGAACCCTGAAATCCTGGGCCGGGTGCATTTAGCTCCTGCTCGCTCAACTCAGACCAGGCACGTCCATCCGGCTGACCGGCACGATATTTCTTCCCCCCCGCTACACGTCGATTTTCAGGTACGAGAACTTTCAAGCGATCCGCTACGATTTCAGACCCCTGCCGTGTGTCAGTTCTAACCTCATCAACCTGCTTGCCACGAGCTACACGACCCGCAGCGGCCAGAACGGGATCAACGATATCCGTAGGATCGACGCCCATGTTCAGCGTCGTTGACCGCGTCACAGCGCGCTCAGCCATACGGCCCTCAGCTGCCATACCGATGTCGGCCATTTTGCGGCGCACGATTTCTGCCGCAGCTTGTGTGAGTTCAGCTGTTGCTCGTGCGCCCTGTGGCGATCGCATGATGCCTTGGAGAACGGCCTCAAACGTCACGCCGATCAATGCACCCTCCGGCCACATCTTCATGCGGTTCAGAATGTTCTGGCCTTGCTCCTTGCCCAGGATGTTTATCGCAGCCTTCGATACTGCCAGACGTTGCTCTGGGTCTTCAGTGTCAAACGCTTCGATGAGCGACTGTGTTGCGGTCGGCGTCATCGGGTCGAACGCGAAGTAATCTGCGATGGCGCCCCAGCCAAGCGATCGCACAAACGCATTCGCTGAGCTGATTGCTTTGATGCCTGCAGCAGCTGCAACGGCTGGTGTTGCAAACTGCGAAAGAGACTGAAGCAGGTTGCCGAGTGTCTGGTTGTTGTATGGCTCTGCCAACCAGTTTGTGAGGTCCGGCGCTACAGTCTCAAACAGCTCGCGAATACCGCCTTCAATCTGCGACGGGTCACCGATCAGCGACTCCTGTATGCTGACCACACCTTCGTACATGAGCTTGAGCGGATCAGGTACTAACGACGCATTCGGCCCTGTAATGATGTCAATCAAACCCTCGGCTGTGGCAGCTGCGCCTTTAGCAATGCCAGTCGGTATTGCCTTTGCGATGTCTCCGCCGACCGCCTCAGTCGCAGCACCGATTGCCGTCGACATTGGCGACTCGATAAACCGCTGCTGTGATGATTTGGTTGCAGCCGGGACGCGGACCTCGCGACCGCTTTCTAGAGACACCACGCCGTAGGTCACTTCGTCACCAGTCTCAGGATCGACGTGCGTATCCGTGCGACTGAACGCCTGCGCGCCTATGTTGGTGAACTGTTTAAGTTCCTGCGCTTCCTCGCTGTCCGCAATTAGATCATACGGATCATCAGCGTCAGCGAACGTCTGCCCTGACGGCCTGATCGTAATCTGCAGGGGTTGTGCGGGTTGCTCTTGCAATTCCGGCAGGTCTACTTCTGGCAGCTGATCTGCGTTGGGCAGATCGCCTACGCGAATGCCGACGCTGGTCTCTGGTTCATCAATCATGGACATCAGTCGACCTCCAGCTGGTCGTCATAATCACGCAGCTTCGCTAGTGTCGCAGCTACCGTCCAATCAGATATTTTCAACTCACCGGCCGCGATCTTCGCTTCCAACTCGGCAAGCGGATCATCACTTGTAAGGGCACCGACAAAACTCACAGTCCCAGGCGATTTGAGCCATTTATTTCTTTCATCCAGAATCAAGCCGGCGAACCCTAGCCGCTCTAGCTTGATCAGCTCCTGCGCTTTCGCAAACGATTCAGCCGGGGTCGCCTTTGGGTTCGTCTGTCGCCACTCCAGCATGTCTGCCTGAGCATTCTGAGCGGCAGCCTGACTGGCACGGACCAGCGGATCGGTAGTGTTGGCTTGAATAAGTACCTTGTTCTTCTCGTACTTGAATTCGCGCATGATCAGGTCATTGGCACGCGTAAAGCCAGCCTGGTTCTGCACGCGAATTGCCTGACGTAACCCCTCATAGGTCTTCTGCGTCAAATTGCCTTGGTGCCTGGCAAGTTCTGCAGCGGTGAGGGTCCGTTCCGACAACTGATCCTGCATTGAAACGACCGAGTTGCCGATGTCGACATTCCCGAATATGGGGCCACCGGCGGCGCGCACGGCAATGTGATCGCGCAATGCTTCTCGAAATGCTGGCGTGAACCCAGTCCAATTCTCCAGCTCGCTCTGCATCTTGCGCAGATCGTCCATTTCGACATCGAGGTCGAAGGCATCGTTGTACATATCTGTAAATCGTAAATCGTCGGCCTTGTTAATCCGCGTGATACGCGCCGCATTGTCCGTCGCAATCTCAGTCGCGCGGTTCACCAGCTCCTTCATAACCTCGGCGCGCGCGTCCGGCCCCAGATCCGTCAACATCAAGCGGATCTTGGTTTCCACTTCGGACTGGGAATAGCTGAGACCAACCTGCTGCAAATGCATTGCAGTCGATTCAGGGTCATCGGATGCCATGACAAATCCCGTAGCCAGATTAGTCGCAACCTGCAGACGTGCTGCCTTGAGCGCTGTGGCAGCATCTTTGCCGTTGAACACGCCCTCGGTCACTGCCTTTTCAAACAAACTGAGCTTGACCGGCAGACCCTCGACATTACGCCCGAACAAGCCGATCGATTGCTCGGTCCAGGTGTGGGGTTCGTTCCTCAATGTTTTAAAATCCCCAAGGTTAGTGGTCAGCTCGTTAATACGGTTATTAGCGCTGAACACTCTGCCTTGCGTGATGCGGGTACGCTGCAGCTTCCGCTGCTCAGCGTCACGTGCCGTCCAGGCGGTAGCTGCGTACCGCTTGAATGCTCGCTGTGCTACCTTGTTATCGATGCCCCCAAGCGCGGTTTTGAGCGCATCAGCGGATACGCCGTTCCACACATTTCCGTGTTCAGCTGGTGTCGCTGCCGTCGCCTGGCTGACTGCATCGTTCAGACCACTGCCGTATTTCGTCACGGCTTGGGCGTATTGTTCGTCCGCCTCATATGCCAGAGCCTGATCCCAGAGGGTAGTTGCTATGTTACCCGCCTCGGCAAACGCCCTTTGAGTACTGGCTGCCAGCGTCCGCAAGCCGCTTGTGTCATTGGGAAGGCGGATGCCCCGCGACACTTGCGTCTGCGCAAGTTGCGATCGTCCTGGAATGGTTATGCGCATGCTGGCTACCTAAGAAATGCCGAATTTGTTGTACTTGGCTGCCGTGCTTATAAATTTCCCTCCACCGGTCAGCAGGCTCGCGCCAAATGTCGGCAGTACCGACCGGGCAAACTGACGCGCCTGCAAGCCAGCACTTTGCTCCGCCACCTTAGATTCGACGCCCTTCTCCTTGATTGCTCGCACGCCACGCAAACCCTCCAGCTGCATCTGCGCGACCTGGTCATCAGCGCGGTTTGCGGTCTCCATCGCGATCCACAAGCCGGTGCCCATGCCGGGATCGACGCCCGACTTTGCCAGTTGCGTTTGCAGCGTAGACAGCGTATCTCCGGCGCCCTGACGGAACTGCATGATTTGCAGATTTACATTATCCTCGTACGTTACAGCGTCGCTTTCTGCCAGCTCCACATTGCGGCGCTGAACCTGCTCCTCTTGACGCGACAGTGCTGCCTGCGCCTGCGCCCCGCGTACTGCTGCGACTCCACCAAGCAAACTCGCGCCAGCTGCAATGAACGGTAATGCTACTGTCATCAGATAATCCTTGCGTAAACGTAGTGATCCGAACCGTCAGGGCCGTAGCCGCGCAACAGTCCTTCACGTTCAAATCGTAGAAACTCAACGAACCTGACTGCCTCGTCCCAGTCAGCCCGTACCACTGCCTGCAGCCGCCGCAGCTGCTGCTCCTTAACCTGGCGCGCAAGCGTCGCCGTCAATGCGCGCACGGCTGATAACTTGTGTGTGCCAAGGCGCCAGCCGCCTACCAGCCAGCACTCTGCGACGCCATCCCAGATCGGGATAATCCCGCCACAGCCAACCAGGTGTCCGTTGTGGATGCCCGACCACGACAGCTCCGGCGTAATCGATCGATCGGCCATGGACTTCCAGTCGCCCAACAGCTGACGTCCAGGGTTGCCCTCGTCGTCCTCTGCGAGATCAACGAGATGCTCGCGGACGAACGGCACCAGTTGCATCTACTTCTCGTGCGTCATCAGTTCCGGGTAGATCGACACAACCGTCGCCGGTAATGGCTGGTCCTGCATCACGCAGATGTAGCCGTCATTGTCGTAGTCGCCGCGAAACTCCACGGTCTTGTCGCCGGTAAACAAATCAAGCGCCTGATCCATTTCATCTGCGCTGCTGCGAAACGGAATCAGGTCAGTCACCGTCGTTGATGAACCGACCTTGATGCCGATCGTGCGGTAGAGCCGCACCACAATGTTGTGGATGCGCTTGGTTTTGCCCTGCGCCGTGCCCTGCGTATCACCAGCCT